ATGTTCCAGTTCTTCTCGTTCAGGCCGGCTTGGTTCAGGGCCTCCGCAAACCGGGCATCAGTCGCTGCCTTGATGGCATCGCCCTGCGCCTTGGTCAGCCCAGCCTGCGCCAGCGCGGGGGCAAACTGCGCATCGACGCCGGCTTTTACCGCGTCTGCTGTTGCCTTTTCTGCATTGGCATTGGCTTGCGTCAGCGCAGGGCCAAACAGCGCGGCTTCTCGCTGCTGTGTTTGCACCTTCCCTACAGACTCCACCACCTTATCACCACCAGGCAGTCCGGCCAGCATCACGCCTATGGTGCTCTGAGCCGACTTCGGGTCAATCTTCGCCAGTTGCGCCCACGTTTCGTATGCCTTGGCCTGCTCCTCGCGGCCTGAATTGCGCTCGGCCTGGGCGCGTTGCTCAAGCAAACTGACGCCAACGTCAGGGCTGCCGACCTGAAATGCCGACAGCACCTGGGCGCCGAACCGCAGATCGTTGCCCTGCTGCTCTTTGGACAGCTCGCCCCATGACTTCAGAACCGCTTCGGCTTGATCCTTCGGCGCCAGCACGGCCACGGCCTGATAGTCAGCGAATGTCGGGTTCTGCTTGGCCATCAGGCCCCGCATAGCCTGTCCGAGTTGCTGCTGTCGATCCATGGCCTGCTGTTGCTGCGCCATGGCCTGTCGCTGCGCCGCGAGGTCCATCTCACGCTTCGCCCGCGCAGCTTCCACCTCCTGCATCGAAGCACCCAGCTTAAGGCCCTGCAGCACCCCAGCAAACGGGTCTGCCTGGGGGATGACGTAGTTGAACGGCTGGACCATGACTTAGCCTCCAGGGGGCGGCATGACCGCGTAGGACGGCAGGCCGCTGATTACACCGGGTTGAATGGGCGTGCCGCCGAACAGACTACCGAAAATGTCCTTTCCGGTCTGCAACTGATACCCGCCTAACATCCCCGGAATCTGAGCAAACTGACCAAACGCAGCGCCACGCCCCAGCGCCCCGCCGGCCTGCGCTGCGCCTTGCTGCTGCAGCAGGTTGCCCACGTTCACGCCAGTGTTCATGCCGGCCGTGCCCACGCGAGCCGCAGACTGCTGGCCCAGCGATGTCAGGCCGCCGAGTCGGCTGTACTGCTGCTCCAGCGCCTGCTGCAGCATCTGCGGCCGGAACTGCGCCAGCGCGGCCTGCACGTTGCCGCCACGCAGCCCACCAGTGGCCGATGCGCGTTGCAGGATCGCCTCCTCACCCTGACGGGTCAGCGCCTGAAACAGCGGACTCTGCTCGATGCCCGCGATGGCCTGCTGCTGCGCCTCTGCGCCACCCAGGCCAATGAGGTTCTGCATGCCCTGCAACGCTGGTTGTCCGGCCTGCGTGTACGGTGCCAGCAGCTTCTGCATCTCGTCGAACTGCCGGCGCTGCTCCTCAATCCCCATCTCGGCGGCTTGCGTCTGTGCGCCTGCGGCCTTGCTGGCTGCACGGGACTGCGTAACAGAGCCGAGAATTGAACTCCCGGCGATTGCTACTACGGGATTAGGCATCGCTGCCTCCTTTGTTGAACTCGGTCAGGTATGCGTCCAGCGTCTCGCCGTACATGCCCAGCACCTTGTGAGCCACCGCAGTGGCAGCGGGGGCGCCGTGGCACAGGCGCACAGCGGCCAGCACCAACTCGTAGTAGCCGGCCCGCCAGACGTAGGACTGAGCCGATGCGCCACCCTCACGCTCCACGCGGTCGGAGGCTTGCCACTTCAGCACCATCGAGCCCAGCAGAGGCACCAGTTCGGCCACATGGCGCGAGAAAAACGTGTTCTGCGGCATGGCCACCAGGACGTTCCAGATCGTCGCGTCCAGCACCTCGCGCCTGACAGAATCGTCGTCGGCGTAGTCGTCGAACGTCTGGATGCTCTGCCACAGCATGAGCAGCCACTCCGCAGCGTCGGCGGGCAGCATCAGCGAGTCGAAATGCGTGCGCAGGCTGTAACTCATGGCATCCTCAGGGGCTGCCGGAAGCCATGAACTCGGCGCGTGCATCATACCCGTCAGGTGATCTCGCGTCCAGACACCCGCAGCGTCAGCGCCGTGGCGTTGCTGGCGATGGTCGAGATGAACCCGCCCGACTCCAGCGCCTGGCCCACCAGTTCCTGACACAGATAGGTCTCGCCCGGCACCACGGTGCGGTCGTCGATGACGAGGTTTGCATTGCCGGCCGATCCGCCCGAGGTGACAAGGTTCACGCTGAACGTGCGGTTCACCGTGTCCGTGTTAGTCACCGTGGCCTTGTCAATGATGGCTCTGACGTTGGTCGCTGTGTACTGCGTGGTCTGCGTGGCCTCCATCTGCTTGGGAGGAACAAGGACTTTTACGAGGACGCTCATTGGAACCCCTGGATGTTGTTGGACACGGTAACGATGATGGACGGAATGCCAGGATGCGGAGCAGTGGCTGGCACGGCCAGCAGTTCCACCGACAGGTCGCTCACCGAAAACATGATCTCGACGTAATCGCCGGCCTTGAGGCTGAAAAAGTAGTTCAGGGCCGAGAAAATCTCGGCGTTGTTGCCCTGTATTCTGATGTGACTGGCAGAGTCAGTGACGTCCACACCATTCTTGCGAAACCAGATGTAGAACTCGGCAGTTCCGCCAGCGGTCTTGTCAAGTTGGATGGACAGTTGCAGGTTGTAAATGCCGTCCGTATCCACGTTGATGCGCGACTGCGGCGAACCGCTCAGGAACACCCCGGATGACAGGTCCGTGGTGTTCAGCGTTACCTCGGTGGCCGTGTTGATCACCAGCGCCGTTTGCGTGGCAGTGCTGTAAAACGATCCATACCGAGAGCGCTTGAACTCGCGCTCAGGCGGCGCCGTGGCCAGCAACTCGACAATCCCGCTCAACTGCGAGATAGCGTCCAGTGCCTGCTGCGCCTTGGCGTCAGCCTGGAACGCAACATCCTGCGCCAGCGTGGCCACAGCGTCCAGCGCCTCGACTGCCTTCTGATCGGCGTTGCCGGCGTTGATCGAAAGGTCAACCAGTGTGGTCGGGGATAGGTCGCCGACCAGCCCGAATAGCCGCTCGAACTGCCTGATCTGCTCGTGGTCTTGTAGGAACGCGGCGAGTTGGTCCCGCGTGAGGTTCAGGCGCGACGAGGTGGCCATCAGAACGCCGTCGGCTCCAGCCGCGCCTCCAGGCGAATGAACGACAGGTGCGCGTCAGAGTCGCCACGGAACCGCTGCATGCGGAAGTTGCGCATCGCGCCCTGCCGAAACCACACCAGGCGCTTCGTGGTGGCGCCCGTAGTGCCCACCGTGATGAACTTGTCCTGGCTCCAGGCCTGTCCGTCCAGGCTGTACGAGGTGCTAATCTGCGGATAGCCGATGAGCACATCATATGGCTCGACAAATTGGTAGATTTGATTGACGAAATCCAAGATCATGCTTGGCGTCAAAATGTCCAGAATGTCTGCTGGCCCCATGATTGGTTGCACACGGCCAGTGAGCGAGACGAGTTCGAGTTCGTGGAACACCACGCCCTTGCTCTCGTTGTAGACGATGGCTGTGCCGAACTCCCAGCGCACCCTCTGGCCCCAGTGAGAGCCGATGGTGGTGTCAAGGTAGCCCACGGCGCTCGACTGCGGGTCACCCACCAGCCAGCGGTTGTAGGCCCAGACCAGATTGCGCGCACGGTACTGCGCGAAGCCCACGGTCGTGCTGGTCAGCGTGAACCAGATGAACTGCTTGACGGCCTCGCTGGCCGAAGCATCGAAGACCAGTGTGCGGTCAGGCAGATGCACGTAGAGGTGCTGGTGCGCCTTGTCGTTGCGCGACTCCAGCTTGACCAGCGCCAGTTGCGCCTCGGTGTAGGTGGCCAGGATGCGGTCGATCTCATCGGTGCTGATCTTCGTGGCCGTGGCGTTGGCGCCGAGGTAGATGCTGGGCTCCTCGTTGCGGCCGCTGCCTACGAATGCGATCTGCTCCTGGAACACGCAGGCCGCGAAGGTGCCAACAGCGCCCTTCTGGATCTGCGCACCGTCGATGCGCTGGAACGGGAACAGGTCGCCTCCCACGTTGTCAAACACCTCGATGGTGTGCGTGTTGATTGCGTAGACCTCGTTGCGCAGCTTGACCAGCGCCACCACCGGGTCGGGGTCGGCCTCGCTGGAGCCATACTTCAGCGGGTTGACGGCAAACGGGTTCGTCAACTCCGTGACCACCAGGAACTCGCCGTCGGTGGTCATCCAGTAGCCATCGACCCAGCACATATCGACCACCGTGCCAAGGTCGGGGTCAGTGTTCTGCGCGAGCACAGCCGTGGCCGGATTCCAGAACCACAGGTTGCCGGCCGACGCGATGCCCAGCAGCTCAAAGCTGTAGTCCATCGTCACCAACTGGTTGTCGTTGCCGACGTCGCCCAGCACTGTGACCGTGCCCGTGTTGCTGACCGTGACGAGCTTGCTGCCCATCACGCGGTAGACGCTACCGTTCCAGTAGATGCCGCCCCGGTCTGTGCCCGGCCCAGTGCCGTTGCCCACGATGCCGTCGCCAGGCCGCAGGAACGAGTCGCTGATGCCAGACGGCACGGGTGTCGGCACCATGTTCACCGGGTACGACGTCCGAATGTCCGGGCCGTTGTCGGTGTAGATGCCGGAGAGTATCGGGATTTGCATGTCAGCAGTTCCAAGCCTTCAGGGCCAGCGCCTTGCGCGTAGGCTTGCCCTTCTCGTCTTTCATCGGCCCGGGCATTCCACCCATGCGGGCGCAGAACGACTTGCGCCGCGCCGCGTCTTTCTCGTTCTTGGGATTGGGTGCCGGCGGCTTCAGGTTCATGCCCTGAGCCTTGGCAGAAGCGCGTCCCTTGGCATTCAGACCGCCCTTGGGGTTCTGGCCTTCCTTTCGGGTCCACGCAGGCGACTTAGCCATGATCAGGCCCACATTCTCGCAGGCGTTACCGGAAATACTTGGTACGGTGCCAGCCCCGGGGCCTCGTCGGTATGGCGCACGTTGACATGCCAGCCCTCCAGCGGAGCCATCTCGTCCACCGCTTCGCCGCTTTCGTCCTCGGCAGGCAGCACGTTGCCCGTGGGCTTGTAAATGGTGCCGATGACATCCACCGCCGCGTACTTGGGCACCAGCACCGTCTCGACCACATCGTCTTGCACGTTGGTCTGCTCGGTGAACAGCGCCGCGTTGGCCTCGGCTTCGTCAGCGAATTTCAGGAAGTAATCGATGTACATGGGTGCTCCTTAAGCTGTGATGGCCTGCAACTCGGCATTGCTCAGGCGGCGGGGGTAGTAGGTGATGCGGCGGAGGTAGCCCGCTTTCACGTTGTTAAACCCGGCATGGTCGGACCCAAGA